TGCGGATTACAACATTGGATCTCCATTCGTGTCGACATGACGGCGACGCGGGTTTCCCGACACCTTGACCCCACCACCCGCCACCGCGATCGAACACGGAGTACCCAAGGCGTTGGGAAAGCGTTTCAATTTCGCGGCGTGTCCAGTATCGATCCAGATCCATCAATTTCACGCAGAACGGGCGCGATGGATGTTCTTCCGTGTTGCGCTGCGTGGATGGTACCTCCGGTTTCCATTCGTATGAATACCGGATCTCAAACCGTGTCCGCGATGGTTCGTCGACAATCTCACTCACCGGGCGCGTCGGGCGCAATCCTCCACCTTTTCCGGTCGCTAAAACTTCCATGTCGACCATTTTCTTTATCCGCGCCTCAACGTCCGTCAGCGGCCTCCGGATCGCTTTGGCGATGTCCGCCGGAGGTGTAAGCGGTTGGCGTTGGAGTATTTCGAGGATCTTAACGTCGTCGGCTTCCGTGATGTCCGCGAATTTCAGCGGCGAAGATTGAACGATGTCGAAATTTTCGCGGTGTTCACCATACTCACGAAATGCCGCGATCGTGTCGTCCAATGACAAATATTCGTCGAATTGTTCTTCCGCGCCGATCATCGTGTTCACTTCCTCGTCACTCAATCCGTACCCGCTGCGCAGCATCATTGACGCTTGTTCGCGGGTGATCTTCCCTTTTGAAAACTCACGCACAATTCGCGTCATTTGTTGCCATTGTCTGCCCGACATTGACCGGAGGTTATCATTCACCGCGTCAGAACTTTGAGCGGCGGGAAGGGCGGTTTCCGTCGGTGTGGGAGCGGTTATGTACTTGCTTTCATCAATGCCCGCTTTTTCCAATATCCACTCACGCGGAGCGACGGATGTAATCGCCGCCTCGGATAATTCAAGCGCAATCGGTTCGACGGGGATTATCTCGAGTTCGGACGATGATCCGGAATAGGAAAGCAGTCGGGTGAACACCCCTTCGAGGTATTGCTGCTTGTCGTTGACGTAGGTATTTTTAAAGATTTCGTAAGCGTCGCGCATTTGCGAGCGTGTGCCGAGTTGGCCGGGTTCCTGAATGCCGAACAATGTCGGCGTAGTGATTTGATGTCCGGCAAAAATGTTTTGTTGGATAATCGTATCGACCCGCCCGAAATCCTCTTTTGTAAGATCCGACGCGCCCAGATCCTCGATGATTGGTTTTTGTTTCTCGTTATCGACAAACGAGATCATGAATTTCTTCCCGTCGGATCCGCCGAACGTATCCCGGAATCGGCGATCGAGGTTCCTTTGTTCTTCGACCGGAGGCGTTCCGTTGGGGAGGGTGATAAGTTTCGAGGCGTTGAACCCGGTTTGAGCGTTGCCGAGTACGTGCTTCGATACTTCGATGTCGGATTCGATGTAGTTCAACGCGCCGAGGTACCCCGGGAGTGCGTAAGCGTCCAACCCCGGGCGGTACTCTTTTATGTAAAGGATTTGACGGCCTTCGGGTTGTTTGGGATTGAATGCGGGGATCGTGTCAATCTTCCCCCGACGATCGCGCCATCCGTCGGCCTTATACCAAAACGAGGTGTTATCCGTTGAGGTACGAACTTTCGTGTAATCAATGTGCGACATGGACGCGATGGATCCTCCGACGACGCTCCACACGATGTCCAGATATGCCCCTCCGAATATCTCAATGTCGAGCGATACTTTCCGCGTGAGTTCCGCGAGTGATTCGTAGGCGTTCGGTTGATCGATGAACCGTTGCGCGGCTGCATCCTCTGGGTTGTCGGACTTCCACCCGTTCCCGGTGATATAATTTACCTTCCCTTTTACGATCGCGTTATGCTTGGCCGACTTATTGAATAGATCGAGCAAATAATCCGGGTAATCGTTCAACTCCCCGAACTCGATGTATCCTTGTCCCCGACGCTCCCGGTACTCCGGTTGACGCGCTTCGGCGAACCTCATTAACGCAGTATTGTATAAAGTTTGTTCGCTCATCGTGTTATGAATGTGTTATCCGTGTTGTAATGCGTCACTTCATAGGTATCTCCGTCCGCTTCGACAAGCGATGCCACGCCGAAGGTAAGCAATGATGCGGCGGCGGTGTAATCGGTATTGGATGCGGAGGCTTGCTCATAGACGTAGAAATAATATTCACCAATCATTCCGCAGAACAACTGATCGACATCAAATGAAAATTTACGGTACCGATCCGGATACGATGAGGTATCGTCGGACGATGTTTTCACGAACGATATTTCCTCATTCGTTGTCCGTTGAACGAACCTGAAAAGGTAGTTCGGCGATGTCAACGTCTCCGCGTCCTTTAACGGGATCAACACATCGACGACCGTTCCGAGTTGAAGATAGATCATGAACATAATTAGCGGAACCCCGAAAGATTGGACATAAAAAAGCCGAGGTAGAAACCCCGGCCTTTCAAACCCATTATCCCAAAATGTATCACTATGAAACCAATCCCGAAATGATGCCGGATGAAACGGTCGGAGCGAGTTCCTTTTCGCCTCCGGTGAATGTCAACTGATACCCGTTCCGGTCGGCTTGGGCAAGACCGGAGGATGCGGTTCCGGTGGTGATGTCTAGACCATTGTATCGTCCGAGTAGCCAATATACGCCGTTTTGATCTTCGACAACCGCGATCAGCGTATTTTGTGCAAGCAACAAAATTTCGTTTCTGATCGAGGTACTCATTTTGTTGATCGTGACGAGCAACTCTTGATTGTAAACGACGGTGCCGTTCTCAATCGTGGACGCGATATTTTCCGTGTAGGACGAGGTATTCCGGACGAGTTGGTACTTGTAGAACACCTTCCCGGCTCTTTTCGTGATTGCGGTAATATTTCCGCTCGATTCGGTGACGGCGGTTACATCGTTGTATCCGATGAACCATACATTTTTAATGCCTCCGATGTTGTCTTTGCAATCGAAAGTGTATCCTTGTGTTAATGCGCACGGCATGATATGTAATTTTTTAAGGTGATAAAATGAGGGCGGATATTTCACCGCCCTTTAATTTGTTTACACCTCGAATTTCACGATCTCGGAAGGGAACGCAACTTGCACGCCCATTTTGAACTCGACAACGAAACGAACTTGATCGGCTTCGCGAGCGAAGAACAATTCCCAACGGTTCTGATCCTCATCGAGCAGATCGGTGCCGATGTACATGTTCGACAACCTCATGGCGTAGATGCCATTTTTTCCGTTCAAGCCGGGTGTGCCGATTACGCGAATGTCGGTTCCGGGGAGGAAAAATTCTCCGTTCGGACGCGCTTGCGTTTGGTAATGAAAAAGATCATCGTTCTTGATCTTCACGGTGAGCGTACGGAATACGTCCATACCGCAGAAAATCACGATGTCGTCCTTGTCGATTACTTGCGCCGGAATGGCTTTGTAGATCGAATCGAAGATCGCGACCACGTTGGAATTGGTGATTGAGGTCTCAACGCTTCCGTGATATGCAACGGAGTTGGCGTTAACGACGGAGGTCGTTGCGTCCTTGATGATCTCGCAGAAACCATCGAAACGCGAAAGGTTGGCGTCGACGCTCGTCGTGTCACCTTGCCACAATGCCTTTTCGAGTTGGCTTGCGATTTTCTCGGCTTTCCGAGTTGTGTAATCAGCGGCGAAGGCAATCGTATCATAACGACTGCCGGCGGGGAGTGCCTTTTGCGTGTAGTACGCTTCCAGATCCTTCGGGCAAAGTGATTCGTTGACCTTGATCTTGCCGACGGTTACTTGACGTTGCGTGATCGAGGTCGTGCCGGAGGTTGTGAATCCGCATGATCCACCCGCTTGGAAAATCGCGTCGGTGTCCATGATATTAATCGTTTCGGCCGACTTCACATTTGCCATGATCGTTCCGCCTGACTGAATCAGTCCGGCGGTTTTCGGGCCGAGGACGGATGCGGCAACCAAAAGTTGCTCATTTTGCTCAACGTAAGCGGTTAATGAACCGAGAGAAAATCCCATGTTATTGTTTTTTACTTGTTTGTGTTATTGTTTACTTTCTTTCTTTCAATTGATCGAAGATTGAGGCGACGCGCTTCATTTTTTCCTCTTTTGTTGAGGTTGTAGCGGCGAATGCGTTCCGAGGCTCTTGCAACGGGGCGGCGGCGGGCATCTCGACGAGTGCGGACACTACGTCAGCCAGTCCACGGAGTTTAACGTTCATGGATTCGAGTTCGGCGCGGAGTGCGTCGTTCTCGGATTTCAGCGTGTCGCGGAGTGATGCGGCGGCGGCTTCAACCTCTGCGAACTTTGCGCTCATGTCCTCCGGCATTTCGACGGGAGCGGCGGGCATCGCTACCGATGTGATCACCCCATTTTCGGCCACGGTGATCGTGGTTCCGTCGGCGAGTTTATGGTCTCCGACGGGAGCGGGAACGGATGATCCGTCGTCTTTCACGACGGCGACCATGCCACCGATTTCGAGTTCGGATACCATTACTTTCGTGCCATCTTCGAGGACGTATTCTTTGGCCTCCATTTTAGCCGGAGCGGGTTCACCCTCCATCGGCTTTTCGGCATCCGCGAATAATTGCCGGATCTTATCGAGTGCTTCTTTTGCGTTCATCTTATTTGTATTTAGTCACGTTTAGGATGTGTACCATTTAGGAACGACGCTCAATCGTTCAATGGCTTTTTTTCGGATGCGAGAAATTCGCCGTTTGAGTTGGTGAAAAGGTTTTTCGCGATGTAGGCTCCAAGTGCCGTCAATGCGGCCATGCCGATCGATTTCCAATCTTCGCCGTTCGGGAAATGTCCGGCGTTGAGGATCGTGGAAACCATGCCCAGAACGGTCGCGAGTGCGGCGACGATTGCACCTTTTGCGAGGTCGGCCAAATTGATTGCGAAAAGTTTACTCATTGTATTTTGTTTTATTGTGTGACGGTTGCGGCGGCTCTTGTTGCACGGATAGCGCGACGGCGTGCGGCCTCTTGTAAGTTGAGATGTCTCATTGCGTAATTAGTCGCCGTGCGGTTGTGAAATGGCTTCGCGACCCATTCGCGGTAATCGGCTCCGGCGATGGTGATATTCCCGTCGGCCACGATTTGCCCGGTTGAATCCGATAACTTGTAATAAATCGTTGCGGATGATTCGCAATTATCGAAAGCGATCACGACGTCGATATCGTTCGCGTCGTATTGAACACCATCTCGCCAAATTTTGACCTCCTTAATTGGACGCTTGTTCGGACGAACGGAATCCGTTATCACGGACGGGATGGAATCTTGCGCGTATCCGGCTACGGAAAATAGCGCGATGAATAGGATCAGTAAATACCTCATATTTGCGTTACGGTTAAGATGACGGAAGGAATCGCCGGGCGCGTCGGGTTATTTGCGGCGGCGACATAGTTTAGAAATACCCCGGTGTCGGCGGACTGCCAACACAACTCGAAATAATCTCCGGCGGACGCTTTTACTACAAAATTCCACGCGGCAACGTGCTTCCCGTTATTTCCGACGAGCGTGGTTTGTGTGTTGCTATTTGCGACGTTGGATCCGTTTTTTTGCAGCCAGATGTCGACGACATCATCGCCCGAATCCGTCTTGTCGAGTTGCGCGGAAAATTGGATGTTGTAGATTCCGGCGTTCGCGATCGTCACCCGTGAATTGGAAACGATCGATACTCCGGATGCTATGTCGGTCGTGTTCAACGTCATCTTGTTAACTGCCGTCGCTCCCGCGTTCGTCTGGTCTTGCGTCGAATAGAACGAGCCGTAAAATGAACGCCCGTCGAATATCTCGACCGTCTGCTCGGTTATGTTTATCGTGTAACTCATGCGGGTTCGGTGACCTCCTCGACCACTTCAAATTTGCCTCCGATGTATGTTTTATAGACCCCGGAATTTATCGTGAGCATATCCCACACATAATCCCCGGCGGCGATATTTACGCGCTTGGATACCGTTACCTCGTTCGATGATGCGCCGCCAACCGTAATCCCGTCCGCTTCCGTGATCGTTACCTCTGCGGTCGTGGATGTAGCCTTGCGACGGATCTGGATTCGTACCTCCGCCCCGGAAAGATTCACGGCGACGGAATCTTTGAAGATGGCGAACGTGGATTGCCACGTGTTGCCCTTCGTGATTTTTATGTTATACGTCGCCGGAAGAAAATTGCCCGCCATGTCGTTAATTAGTGGTTTGCGTAAATTGTTACCCGATGGATTGGAGGATGTCGATGATCCGCGCCATTATTTCCTCGTCCTTTGCTTGCTCCGCACGTTCGTATTGGAATATCCCTTCGACCGAAAATCCTTTCACCTCCCCGGCTTCGACCTTCGCCCAACCTTCGTCGTCCGTAATCTTCATCGAGCCGAACCACGTTCCGTCGGGGAGATCTTCGTATCCCTTCATGCCACCGATTCCGCGTTCGGAATCTTTCACCCATGACTCGAATAGTACCGCATCGACGCGCTGATCTTTATCATGTTGAAGATTGACGTTCCTCTGGTATCCTTGTTTGGCGAACCGAATCGCGATTTGCTTAATGGTATCCGGCGAAAACTTAATGAAATATTCCCCTTGTTGATCACGGCGGAGAATCAATTTGTCAGGGATCATCAACGCGCCGGACACAATCCTTTGCGCGGAATCTTGGATCGC